GAGTTACAGTAATTTGTTTGCTGTCAGAAAGTCATATAAGTATTCATACTTGGCCAGAAGAAGGAAAGGCTGCAGTTGATGTTTATACCTGTGGAGATTGTAATCCAAAAATTGGATGTGATATCATTATTCAACAATTGTATGCATCTAATCACACATTAAGTTACATAGAAAGATAACAATAAATAACACTATATCTGGATAGTTTTATGCTTTCTACCCAATATCGTCTCAAACTTGAGGCAATTTGTGAAAAAATAGTAAATGGTCGAGAAGTAAGTTTAGAGGATATGATATGGGCAGAAAAGTTGGCAAAAGCAAATAGGTCAGCAGCAACCATACTTAGACAAGCAAGAAGGACTGCTGCTAATCCTGACATGCAAGAAGGGGACCTAGATGATTTTTTAAATCAACTTGACATAGGTGGCATTGGACACGAGTCAAAAGGTATTAGAGGATTCAATAGTCCAGATGATATAGTAGATTTCTTTTGTGAAGATAAACCAGATGATTGGAGACAAAGAGATTAAACTGTAACAAAAGTTACAAAAAAACTTGACTAACTATAGATAGGAGTTTATGATACTTCTATCGTTCATTTGCTATTTGCAAATAGCAAACGGAAGTAGGGAGACCGAAGGAACGCAAATTTACCTAAGTAAAGGAGCAAACCTAATGTCACAAGTAGTATATCGTGGTGTCGCTTATGACACTGAAATTCGTAGACAAGAACAGGCACAACAGCAACCTCAACAACATAACGAAACCTATCGTGGAGTTAAGTTTGTAAAGGAGTCAAAGTGATGAAAAAACTTAACTTCTTACAACTTATCAAAGACCAAAAACAAAAGGAAGAGCGTCGTCATCAAGCACAACTAGCACAACTAGTTGGAGCAAAGTGATGATTATTGCTCAAATTTCAATCGCATCAGTAGTAACTATTGTAGCACTTTCTACATTTATTCAGTTCCTATATAAGTAATGGAACACTACCATTACCACTGGGACGATATGGATGGAGATAGTAGAGCTCCTGCTTGCTATCTTCTCACATATCGTGGGTGTAAGTATTGGTCTTGCTATAGAATACATCTTAGAGAATGGTTTGAGCAAACATTATTCATCGAACCAATTTATAATAGGAAGGGTTGATCCCTTCCTTTTTTTATGTTAAAATATTTGAGGTGATAATCTGAAAATGAACAAAGAAAGAGTAAAACTTATAGTCAAAAATATGGAACTATTAGTAGATGCACTTAAACAAGAATTGAATGAAAATGAAGTCTTCCAAGAAAGTGAAAATGTTGTTCCATTTGAAGAAGATTATGATGAGGTTTTTACTGAATGAAACTTAAAAAAATGCTTAAGTTGCTTAGAGAAGCAACAGAGAATAACTCTTCAATCTATACTCAAGCTGAATTAGATTATATGAATCATCAACTTGAAGTTATTGAAGGAGAACTTAAAAGATTAGAACATAGAGACTATAAAGGATTTGGTAAAAAATGAATGTAAAATTTGTTAGTGTCACACCTGATGCAGAACAGACAATGGCATATGTTGCTAGAGTCTCTAATCCTAGCAACCAAGATAATGAAAACTATGCAGGGCTATTGCGCTATTGCATTAAGCATAATCATTGGTCTGTGTTTGAACAATCTCATATGACTCTTGAGATTGAAACTAATCGTGGTATAGCAGCTCAGATACTTCGACATAGAAGTTTCACATTCCAAGAGTTTTCTCAAAGGTATGCTGACACAAATTTAATTACTGAAAATATTCCTGTCCCAGAACTTCGTCGTCAAGATACAAAGAATCGTCAAAATTCTACAGATGATCTTGGAGACTATGTAAAACTTAAGTTTCAAACAGAGATTGCTGAACTTTTTGCACACTCTAATAATCTTTATAAGAGGATGCTTGAGGCAGGAGTAGCAAAAGAATGTGCTAGATTTGTTCTTCCATTGGCAACTCCTACAAGAATCTATATGACTGGTTCTTGTAGGAGTTGGATTACATATATCGCTCTTAGAGAAAAATCAGGGACACAAAAAGAACATATGGATATTGCAAAAGAGTGTAAAAAAGTTTTTGCAGAACAGTTCCCAACTTGCTATGAAGCACTTGGTGGGGATGAAGATTGGAATATTTAATCTAAATAAATTATCTTGAATTTATAACTATGCCAACGTATCCCATAGTGAATACAAAAACTGGTGAACAAAAGGAAGTGGAAATGAGTGTCCACTCCTGGGACCAGTGGAAAAATGATAATCCAGACTGGATTAGAGATTGGTCTGATCCTTCTACTTGCCCTTCTCCTGGTGAGGTGGGTGAGTGGAAGGATAAACTGATCGCAAGAAATCCTGGATGGAACGATGTACTTGCAAAAGCATCAAAAGCACCTGGTTCAAGAGTAAAAAAAATCTAATTTTATATGGCAAGAAACAGAAGAAGAAACTCAGGAGATTCTCCTATTGGTATTGGGACTACAGCAAGGAATAGAAAAAAGAAAAAGCCAATCAGTTCAGAAAGCTTAGTCGATATTCAACCATTAACTAAAAATCAAAAAGAACTTTTTGAATCTTATAGTCAAGATAAACACTTGTTTGTTTATGGTTGTGCTGGAACTGGTAAAACATTCTGTGCTTTATACTTGGCACTTAAAGATGTTTTAGATGAATTGACTCCTTATGATAAAATTGTAATTGTAAGGTCACTTGTTGCCACGAGAGAAATTGGTTTCCTTCCTGGAGACCATGAAGATAAGTCTAGTCTTTACCAAATTCCATATAAGAATATGGTGAAGTATATGTTTGAACTTACAAGTGATGCTGAGTTTGAGATGCTTTATGGTAATCTTAAACAGCAGGAGACCATTAAGTTTTGGAGCACTTCATTCCTTAGAGGAACTACTTTAGATAATTCAATTATCATTGTAGATGAATGTCAAAACCTAAACTTCCATGAGTTGGATTCTATTATTACAAGAGTTGGAGATAACTCTAGAATTATGTTCTGTGGGGATGCAACTCAATCAGACCTGACAAAAACTAATGAAAGAAATGGTATTCTTGATTTTATGAAAATCATTCAGAGGATGCCAGAGTTTGAATCTATTGAATTTGGCGTAGAAGATATTGTGAGGTCTGGTTTGGTTAAGTCATACATTGTCAATAAGATGGCAGCAGGATTTTGATGTTTAAACACGTTGATATGAATCTTCCCAAACTTGAAAGGGAAGAAATTGATGGGGTAAGATATTATAAAATACCTGGAGAGGACAATCTCTCCAGGTTAGTTTCTATTACATCAGTTACAAGTTTTCATAATAAACATATTTTTGAAAATTGGCGAAAGAAAGTTGGAGAAGAAGAAGCAAACAGAGTTAATAAAGCAGCAACAAGTCGTGGAACTGATTTGCATTCTTTAGTAGAAAACTATCTTCTTAACCAAGAACTTCCAGAAGTTCAGCCAATTTCACAGTTTTTATTTAAAATTGCCAAGCAAGAACTTAATAACATAAATAACATTTATGCTCTTGAAAGTTCATTATACAGTAAAGTTCTTGGGATAGCTGGAACTGTAGATTGTATTGCAGAATATAAAGGTGAACTTGCAATCATAGATTTTAAAACTTCAAAAAAACCAAAACCAAAAGATTGGATTGAACATTATTTTGTTCAGTGTGCTGCTTATGCTTGTATGTTCTATGAGATTACAGGTATACCAGTAAAAAAGTTAGTAATTTTAATGTCTTGTGAGGATGGGGATTGCGTTGTTTATGAAGAGTATGATAAAATAAAGTATATTAAGTTACTTAAACAATACATTAAAGAGTTTATTCAATCTAAATTAGAACAATATGGAAGATAAGTTAAAAGATGCATTAGAACTCAAGTTTCTGTGCCCAGCAAAATTTTCTCAAATCATAGAAGAACTTGTAAAGACTAATGAAGAAATGAACTACATAGATGCAATTGTTTATTATTGCGAACAAAATGGATTGGAGGTAGACTCTGTATCTAAACTTATTAGCAAACCACTTAAAGAAAAAATTAAGTGTGATGCTATTAATTTAAACTTTTTGAAAAGAACATCTAGAGCTAAACTTTTGATATGACCTCCTTTGATGCTTATAAAACTTATCTTGCACTGAAGAATCATTTTAGCAAACCAAAATATGATTACTTCAAATATGCAGGTAAGTCTAGAGCATCAGTAGAATCATTTAATAAGCGTAAAGATAAGTATTGGTTTGAAAGAATTAGCAGACAAAAAAGTGATGAAGAGATAAAAGATTTTTTTGTTGCTAATTTTGTGAAAAGTGATAATCCACAATCAATGTGGATTGGAGAATTGATGCGAGGTGGGGAAGATTGTTATAAAGATTGGATGAAAAGGCAGCAAAGTTTATCTTATATCTTTAAACAGGAATCAGAAGAGATGTTGTCTCAAGACAACCTAGAGAGGATTCTTGATGTTTCAAAGCAACATCCAATTATTCTTAAAAAATTCCTGAGCGGGAAAATTTCTATAGAAACACTTACTATTTGGGATAAAATATTCCTGTTCAGGAATAATTTTGATCAGAAACTTTTAGATCCTGTATGGGAAATAGTGTCATTAAAGATACAAAAGTATTCTTTGTTTCTAAATATCAGTATACAGGATTACAAAAAAATATTGAGGAACATTGTAGAGGGGTAATATGGCCTTCTTTGATTCGGAAATAGTTCAAAATGAATTAAAGACTATTGAAAAACTTCAAAGACATCTCACAAGAGGTGTTTTGAGACTTCCCATAATGTCAAAGTCAGAAAAACTTGAACATGTAAATTTGTTATCTGAACTATTAGAAAAACAAAAAATCCTGTATACCAGATTGTCTTTGTCAGATGATCCTCAAGCTATAGAAAAGAAGAATGAAATTCTTCAGTCATCTAAACTTTTGGGTTATGGAAATCCTTCAGATATGAATCTGGTTTTTGAAAATATGCAAAGAGTTATTAACAGACTCAAAAAAGAAGCAGAGGTTGACAAATAACCTTTGTTTTGTTATGATACTTGTGGATAATCAATCCAATTAATCCAACTAATCCGAGGTAATCTAATGTCTTTTTCAGACCTTAAAAAGAAATCCAGTCTTGGTTCACTTACTTCTAAACTGGTTCAAGAAGTAGAAAAAATGAATTCAAGCAGTGGTTCTTCAGATGAACGTCTGTGGAAACCAGAAGTGGATAAAGCAGGCAATGGCTTTGCAGTCATTCGTTTTCTTCCTGCTCCAGAGGGGGAAGAACTTCCTTGGGCAAAAGTTTATACTCATGCCTTCCAAGGTCCTGGTGGATGGTTTATTGACAACTGCCTGACAACTCTGAACCAGAACTGCCCTGTGTGTGAAGCAAACAGGGAACTGTGGAATACAGGAAGTAAAGCAAATCAAGACATTGTTCGTGATCGTAAGCGCAAACTGTCTTATTATTCCAACATCTATGTTGTTCAGGATAAAGCACATCCTGAAAATGAAGGAAAAGTTTTCCTTTATAAGTTTGGTAAAAAAATCTTTGATAAGATTACTGCAGCAATGCAACCAGAGTTTGATGATGAAACTCCCATTGACCCATTTGATTTTTGGAAAGGTGCTAATTTCAAACTGAAAATCACCAAGAAGGATGGGTATTGGAACTATGATAAATCAGAGTTTGGTAGTTCAGAACCACTCTTTGATGATGATGATGCTATGGAAGCAGTCTGGAAAAAGGCTTATTCTCTTGCTGAATTTACTGATGCAGAGAAAATGAAAACCTATGAGCAGTTGAGCACTCGTCTTAAGGCTGTTCTTGGCAAGAAGCCAGTTCAACAGGATGAATCATTTGATGATGAAGATGATGATCGTGGTCCTGTTCCTTCTGATGATGAACTGTTGGAGGGAAAGTCTGGTGGAACTCGCTCACAAAGGAGTTCTGCCTCTTCTGATGAAGATGAAGATGACACCCTTGCATACTTTGCCAGGTTAGCAGAGGAGTGATTATCTAGGGGAGAGAACTCTTAAGTTCTCTCCTTTTTTAGTATTATCATCAACATATTGTGAGGAGAATCCATAAGACATAATTCTTCTCATATCATCAATGGCAGTTTGTAAATATCTTGGTCTTAAGAGATAAATGTTTCTCTTTTTATCATTTTGTTGTATTTCATATTCTTGAATAGTTACAAGTTTTACTGGATTTTTTGTTTCTATTATTTGTAAAGACTCATCAAAATACTTTAAAGAAAAGTTAGGATCTACAATTTTACCTGGAGGAACAATCATTTTTCCTCTTGAATCAGTAACTAATGTAGTCTCATAGTGATGTGGTGACAATAATTCTGCTTCTGTATATTTTCTCTCTAAGTAATCATCAAATTCAATATCAGACAATGGCCATTCAGTCCTTACATTGAGGATATTGTTTGAAATTAAAACTAACCAATCATATTCTGGAGAACCATAAACTTTTTCTGCTACTTGTTCTGGTCTTTCCTCTCCAATGATTTTATATTTTGTAAATGTAGTTGCATTTTGAAAGTAATCATCACGAATCTTTGCTCTTCTAAAGAGGTTCTTGACTCTTACATAATCATATGAAGAGTTTCTGTTTGTATTTTGAGACTGGTAAAGTAAGTCTGATACTTCTCTGAAATATGTCATTAGCTTCCTCCAGGTCTATTTGGTCTTGTTCTTGCATCTGGAACTCCTTGTCTATCTACTCCAGTGTTTGGAGTTTCTGTTGATGAAGGTGAAGATGAACTTTCTAACTTTACTTTTTTAAATTCATTAGGACCAACACTATCTAATTTATCAACATCATCACTAAACTCTCCATTAAATACTGGAGTCAATTCAGTGAATCCCATTTGCATAGTTACTGATATTGGTTGGGATCCTCCAGCAGATGCATCTTCGAAGGCAGCATAAAACCCATCAGCAGTATAATTTGCATTGAAAGAAACTAGGGCGCATGTTTTGATTTGTCCAATACTTTTCAAATCATTACCCCCACTACCAGATTTAAATCTAATTTTAAAAACATTTGGTGCACCTAAGAAAAAAGATGCTTCTTCTGTTGTTGCTCTTTTTGGAGCCATTCCTTTTTTAAAGAATCTTAAAATTCTTCTTATTTCTGCTGCTTCTTTTTGACTTCTTGGAGTCATTTTAAATTGAAAACCAAACTGTCTTAGCTTTGGTCCTTGGAAAAGTAATTCTAGATTTGGATTTATTGCAGCACTAGTTGCTCTTGAAATATATGCTTCTGGGTTTACATTGATTCCTAATTTTTGAATTAATGATGCAGCAGCTCTTGTAGTTAAAAATTGTTGTGCTCTAGCACCTATTCCAGGATCTGTTAAAGTTGCTTTAGTCAAATCTAAACCTTTCCCAAGTGCAGAAACTATGTCTCCACCTGCAAGAGATCCAATTGCTTCAGAAGCTCCAGGCATCATTTTTGCTGCCACATTAGATAAACTATCTTCTCCCCAACCAACAGTATTTGACTCGGAAATATCATTTGGCATTGGTAAAGTCACAC